AGGAAAGCAAATTAACAAACCGATTGATGCCTACAATCACGGAATTGACAGTTTACGTTATTACTTTACATCGTTAAATAAGAACTATGGAAAGTATGATATTAGGTAAAAGTATTATATTTGAAACAATGAATTGGGAAAACATTAGTATTAAGCAATCATACGAACTTCAAAAAGCAAGTGAGTTGTATGAAGATGAGTTTGATAAGAAGTTAGCAGTCTTAGCAGCGATAGAGGGTTTAACCTTTGATGAGGCATTAGAGTTAAAGATAAGTGAGATAACTAAGCTAACGGCTAAGTATGGCTTTTTAGAGCAACCGATTAAAACCAAGTTAGTAACCAAGTGGAACGGATATAACTTTGTAATTAAGCTAAGTGATATGAAGGCAGGACAAATGATTGACTTCTTAGAAACCTGCAAAGAAGACCTATCAGATAAGATTCATATTATACTTGCTATACTTGACACTGGAGATAAAGAGTTTGATACGAAATCGGATGACATATTACATAATTGCCCGATCACAGTTGCAAAAGGAATAAGTGATTTTTTTTTTCGCAAATACAACTTATCACCAAGAATTATCCAAGACTATTCCCTCAAGAAATTGAAGGAGATGAACAAGATATTGAAGAGCCAAGCCCAAACATTAGCGGAAACTTCTTAGAGGTTTATAGTTGGTTTATATGGTTGGAGAAGTTATCAAAGGTATGTAATTGTCGGACAGTTGAGATATACGATTGGAAGGCAGCAGAGTTATTAAATTGGATGGAATACATATTGAACAAAGAAGCATTTGAAAGTTTACAGAAATGAGTAAAGAATTAGATTTTTTAGAAACCTTTTTCCAAACGGCAATAGATAAAATAGTTTCAAATCTTTCAACTATGCAGGATAGTAAAGGTCATAATAGGTTTGGAAGTGGTGTAACAGCGCAGGAAGTAGGACAACCCGATAACCAACAGATAACAGAGTATGCAACTAAGTGGGTGGTTCAAATATATATGCCCTACTACTACGAGTTTATTGATGAAGGTGTAAGTGGTTGGGCAAACGAGAAAAAGAACACAGGAAGGTTTAAGTTTAAAAAGAACGGTAGACCGATACCACGTGAAGCTATCCTTTCTTTTATGCGTAATAGGGGAATAGTGTATGACGGATTCCAAGATGACAAAAAGAAGAAAGGTGTTAAGAGTAAACAATCCATCAAAGACAAACTAAACCAATTAGCTTACATAATCGGGAGGTCAATCAAAAGAAAAGGAACAGAAGGAGTACCGTTTTATTCAAGCGTGATGACTGATGACTTCTTCAAATCCTTTGAAACTAACTTCTTAGATGTTTACGGTGACAAGGTTTTAAATGACATTGAGTTTGTTTTTAAAAACAAATAGTAAATAATTACTTTTTAGGATAGTATGGCAATTACTATTCAACAGCAACCATTCACAAGCGGAACATCTTATTTCTTCCCAGTAGGAAATCCAATAGAATTTTTAGTAAGTTCATCTTTAAGTACAGCACCTAATTTTAAAATAGAGGTTAAGGTATATTCACCTGACACAGATGCTACACCTATTGCAACTTTAAGATATGACATTATTCCTTCAACTACTCAAATATTATTTGATGCAAGACAAATACTTCAGTCAAAGATAACAGAGGGAATTACTAACCTAAGAACAAGTGCAACAGGTATAAAGTACGAAACAACTAAGTACAAAACAGCAAAGGTAACATTTGGTGAAAGCTATGGTGCAATACCATCAGTAACAGGAAGCCCAACATCATCAGGAGTATTTAACTTTTATAACGGATTCTTTAAGTATCAAGGTTGGGCAGCTAACGACTGGCAAGACTACAATCTTAATAGTGGTACAGGCACAAATCAATTTAACAAACTACTTACCGGGTTTGACAATGGAGTAAGTGCAACAGATGCGGCAGTTAGTGCAGCACCTGCAACATACTTCAAAGGCGGTTACAACGTCAAGAAAATAAACTATAATCAGTTAACACAGATTCAATGGCTATGGAAGGGTGCAAGTGGTTCTTATAGTATTGCACAGTTTGCATTCTTTACAGAAGCCCCTGCACTTTCATTTAGTTATTCTACATCTGTAACTTCAGTAGCTTCTATGCAATCAATGAACATAGGAACGGCAGCATTATTAGCAATAGGAAGCGGAACTATATTAGGATTAGACAGTAATGAAAAGTATTTCTATGTTTGTATTAAGACAGGTGGTGCAGGTTATCAGTTAAGCAAATGTTATTTATATGAAATAGACTGGACACCTTGTTCCAAATTTGAAACCTTTGAGATACATTGGTTGAATAGATACGGTGGATGGGATAGTTGGATTTTTAATAAGCGTTCACGACATACAACCGAAATAGAACGGCAGAGTTACAATCCAACATTCCTTCCAATATCAGGTTCAACAATAGTAAGAAACAGCTACGATATAACAGGTAAGAATTTTATTGTAAGCACCAAAGAAAGCTACACACTAAATTCAGATATATTAAAGCAATGGGAACTTGATGGATTAGAAGATTTAATCACTTCACCTATGGTATATTGGAATAGTCCTGATGGCTTTGTAAACATAACCGTTAAAGACCCAAATGTATTTGAACACAAAACAAACACCGTAGATAAATTATTTAACCTTTCGTTTAGTTTTGAGATTGATAACCAAGATAGAAGACAATGATAAATGTATTTATTAATGGTGTTAATTGCCCGATTGTAAATGATGATTCAATATTAATTACTAAAAAGATAGTTGATATTGAAAACCCCGAACAAAAGCAGATAGATTACTCAAAGGGATTCTTAATTCAGAACACACCTGCGGTATCTACTTTATTTGGGATGATATTTGAAGTCAACAAAGAAATTCAAAACACATCTTTAACTAATTTCAATGCAGACTTTAACCCGAACTTAAAAGCTAAATGTGTTGTTATGAATGACAATGCAATAGTTATGAGTGGGTTTTGTCAGATGATTGATATAGTTATCTTAGACGGCAATAAAATAGCCTACAATGTAAACGTATATGCTGCCATTGGAAACTTCTTTAACGATATTAAGAATTTAAAGTTAAGTGATATTAGTTTTACTGACTTAAATCATTCTTGGACAAAAACAAATGTTGAAGCAAGTTGGACACCAACATTAGGTGTTGGATATGTATATCCAATGATTAACTACGGACTAACCAATAATATAAATACTTTAAGTGTTACTCAATTTAGACCTGCAATATTTGTTAAGGACATTATAGATAGAATATTCACGGCAGCAGGATGGAGTTATTCAAGTGCCTTTTTAAATAGCACAAGATTTAAAAGTTTAATCCTTCCTTTTACACAAGAAAAGCTACTTAATTCTAACGGAACAATAGTGGCACGTAGTTTTACAGTAGGCAAAGGAACATCACAAACGGCTACAAGTGGAAACTACAATGATAAAGCAAGTCAGCCTATATTACAATTAACCACAGCAACAGGAACAGTTGGAGGTCATTTATTGTCAAATGACTTTTACGGAGGATTTAATACAGGTACTTATACATGGACTTGTACCGACAATGGTAATTATAAATTTGGAATAGAAGCTGAAATGTTTATGACAGCTACTACAAGTAAGCCAGTATTAACAGGTGGTTGTTCAATAAATTTAGTAATAGAACGTTCAGGAATTAGAGAATATGCAGATTTATGGACAATAATATTTAATACTTTTACAGGTAGTACGCAAGTTTCAGCAACATCAACATTAAAGCAAACTTCAAATACACACTTATTACAAACAGGAGATAAGGTTTATTTGGTTGCTACTAATTTTTATGTAGAACTTGATGCAAGTTATTTAAATGTAAAATTAGGTTCTAAAGTAAACGGTGATATGAATGTTACTATTAATTCATTATTTCTTCAAAATATTCCACAGCCTGAAATAGTTTTAGGAGATACTATAAATGTTAGTGATTTATTGCCTTCTGATTATTTACAAAAAGATTTTATTTTAAGTTTAAGTAAAATGTTTAATCTTTACTTTGACCAAATAAACGATAAGACATTATTAATAGAGCCACGTGAAGACTACTACACATCTGATGTAGTTGATTGGACAACCAAAATAGACATAGGACAAAACGTTGTTTTTACACCTATGGGAATGAACCAACAAAAACGTTACAAGTTTACTTACGAGCAAGACACCGACAGACTTAACAACTCTTATTATACAGCAAATAAAGAAGTTTATGGCAGTGAATTTATTGATATTGAAACTGATTTCTTAACCGAAACAAAAGAGATAAAACCAATCTTTGCAGCAACTCCATTAAGTAATTTAACAGGTGATGACAAAATAATAAGTGATTTTACATTTGTAGACCAAGACAATCAGGTCAAGCAAGGTAAATCTAAAATAAGAATACTTTATTGGGGAGGTTTATTACCTTGTAAAACATGGTTTTTAAAATCTACAATATTAACATCTAAAACTACATATCCTTATGCAGGACATTTAGACAATCCATATAACCCTACGTTTGACTTAAACTATGGTAGTTTAATAAATGTGTATTATGATGCAGCATTAGGAGTAAGAACAGACATTGAAGTTACTGATAACAATCTTTATAAAGCATACTGGGAACAAACAGTATTAGATCTAACCAATAAGAACTCTAAAGTATTAGAAGCCTATTTTGATTTATCAGTATTTGATTTTATTACGTTAAGTTTTAGAAAGCAATATTTTATCAAAGAAGCCTATTACAGATTATTAAGCGTTGAAGACTTTGATATAAGTGGAACTAAATTAACCAAATGTAGATTATTAAAAGTAAATCGTGAAGCAGCAGCAGCAACTTCCGTAAAACCATTAAGAGGTGGCACAGGAGTATATGATAGCGGCAAACCATTACCTTATCGTTATAATATTAATTTAGGAGTTGATGGTAATACTATTAGAACAGATAAAAACTATGGAGGTAGTGACAATATTAATTCGGGAGTTAATACTATTGTAAGAGGTTCAAATAACAATGTGCCAATAGGAGTAAAAGATGTTTTTATTTTAGGTTCAGACAGCACTAAGGTTTATAACGATAGAGTGCTTTTATTTAATTCTGATAGTGCTGAAATGAATCGTGATGGTGCAATGTTTAATAATTGTTTAGCTGAATATAAAACAGAGTTTACAGTAGATGCAGCATTTTTACAAACAATAGATGGAGGTACAGTAACGGAAGTATTGCCACAATTAGCAGCAAATGAATATTATGATATAACAAGATTTGCATTAGAAGCAATGAATACGGGAACTGGATATAGTTGGACAGGAACAGGAGATATAAAATTAAAAACAGATACTGATGCAACTTTAATGGCAACCATCTTAGGAGTTAATTGGTTAGGATTAACAACAGGTTATGGATTAGGAACGGTAACAGGAGGTTACAATCTTTTAAGAAATGTAAATCTATCAATAGATGGAACTTGGTTAAGTGGAACAACAGATATTAGATTAGTAATTTATTATAAAATAGTAATAGTATAATGGCAGAAAAAAAAATAAGTTTAGACTTAGAAATAAACAAAGGTAGTTCTGATAAGTCGGTAAAAAGTATTAAGACCGAATTAAGAGAAGCCAAAGAAGAAGCTATTGCATTAGCCCGTAAGTTTGGGGAGTTAAGCCCTGAAGCTACACAGGCAGCAGCTAAATTAGCATCCTTAAAGGATGAGATGGGCGATTTGAATGACAAAGTTAATGGTTTGAACCCTGATAAATTTGCAAGATTAGCCACATTAACCAACGGAGTAGTAAGAGGATTTCAAGCCGCAAGTGGTGCAGCCGTTTTATTTGGTAAAACAGGCGAAGATATTGAAAAAACAATAGCTAAGTTACAGGCTACAATGGCATTTGCTGATGGTATTCAGGGTGTAATGGATGCAAGAAAAGACTTTGTAGCGTTTTCTGATGACGTGGTAAAGGGTGCAAAGAAAATGGTTGTAGCCGTTCAAGGGTTTTCAAAGGCTTCAAAGATAGCATTAGCAGCAACGGGAATAGGTTTAATAGTTGTAGCATTAGCGGCAATAGTAACCTATTGGGATGAAATTACAGTAGCTATGCAAGGGGCTAATTCAGAACAAGCTAAATCTAAAAAACTTTATGAAGACACTAAAAAAGAATTAAACAACCAGTTACAAACCCACAAGAACACCCACGACACCCAAATTCTACAAGGCAAAACCGAAAAGGAACTTTTAGAAACTGAAATAAAAATAACCGAGCAGCTAATTGCACAAGACAAACACCGCCTAAGTATGCAAGAGGCGGAGTTAAAAAGAGCAGTAGCAGAACGTGAAAAGTTAGGTCAAAAAACAAAGGGCTTAATTTATTTATACGGGATGTGGAAAACACCCGAAGAAGTAAAGAAAGCAGGTGAGTTGGGATTTGTAGAACAAAAGAAAAATATAGAAACATCAGAAGAAAACTTAGCCAAATCAAAATTAGCAATACAGGCAATAGATAAGACAGCAAATGATAAGGCTATTACAGATGCTAAAAAGGACACTGATAAGGCTATTGAAAATGCAAAAGTAGCAGCAGAAAAAGAAAAGCAAAGACTTGCAATTGATTTTCAGTCTAAGTTAGATTTAATAAAAGACGCTAATGAAAAAGAACTTGTTGAATTTGATGCAAAGAGGGAAGCAGAAAGAAAGGCGGCTGAATTAGTAAATGCTGACCTGATAAAATTTGATAGTGCCACTCTTCTATTGAGAGGAAATATTGAAAGAAATCAAATTGAAGAAAATAATAAAAAGAAATTAGAACAAGAAAAGAAATTCCAAGATGATTTAAAAAAAATAAAAGATGATGAGTTAGCTTTAACTGAAGAATTAACTAAACAATATTTTGATAAGCAAAGACTTGAAATAACTAACAATCATATTAAAAATAAAACAAGTGATGAAGCATTTGCAAAAGAACTTGAAGATGTAAAAATCAGAGAACTTAATGCTAAATTAGTTGCACAAAAAGATTATGGCATAGATACAACAGCCACAGAATTAGAGATAGCAAATGCAACTAATGAGATAAATACAAAATCAAATACTAAGTCATTAGAAGAACAGAAAAAGTATGAAGAATCATTACAATCTTTAAAAACTCAAGCAATAACAGCAGGGTTTGAATTGCTAAGAGCATTAAATCAAGAGGGTGATAATGCGACAGAAGCAGCACAAAAGAAAGCCTTTGAACGTAACAAAGCAATGGCAATAGCAGAAACTGTTATCACTACTTATCAAGCAGCAGCATTAGCATATAAGAACGGATTGCAAACAGGTGATGTTACTCAAACCACATCTATATTAGGTGCAGCCGTAGCAGTAGCACAAGGTTTAGCAAAGTTAGTAATCATTAAAAAACAAACCTTTAAAGGAACAGGCAGCACAAATACAAGCGGAGGTGGTGGCGGTGGAACTGGTGGTGGAGGTATTCAAGCACCAACAACAGGATTCACACAAATAAGACAACCACAGAACCCAAACCAACCACAACAAAAGCAACCCCCTGTTAAAGTATTTGTAGTACAAAAAGACATTCAAGAAGCTACAATAGCAGCCGATAGAATCACAGCAAAAGCAGTTGTAAAATAAACAAAAATAAATTTAGTACTTATTAGGATATGGAATTACCAGTATTACAAATGTCAGTAGATGATAGCATACAGATAGGAATTACTTGTATGTCATTGGTAGATAGACCTGCAATAAAGGTAGGTTGGATTGCATTTGAAGAAGAACAAGTTAAATTCTCAATAGAAAATGAGGAAGAACGTATTGTCTTTGGTGCAGTTTTAATACCAAACCAATTAATTTATAGGGAGTTTGAAGGGATAGGAAAATGTAACGTTACCTGCACAGAAGCGAACATTCGTAAAATTAGAGAAAAGTTTTTTAAATCTCAAAACACCACAGCAGTAAATACTAACCATCAAGGTTCACCAGTTCAAGCCTACCTTATGGAATCTTTTATTTCAGACGAAAAGAAAGGAATACCAAATCCTGCACCGTTTGATTCTTTACCTTATGGAACTTGGTATGTAGGTTATAAGATAGAAGATGACCAAGTTTGGGAAGATGTAAAATCGGGCAAGTTTGTAGGGTTCAGTTTAGAAGGTCAATTTAATTTAGATCCACAAGTAAGTGAGGATTCAATCATTGAAGAAATTGAACAAATGATTAGTAAATTAAACAAATAGTAAATAGTAACTTATTAATAAAATGACAACAATAGAAAAATTAACAAATTTACGTGACAAAATCAAGGTGGCATTTTCAGAATACGATACACCCCCACCCGTAGTTGAGGAAGTAGAAGCGGCTGATTATGTTGAAACAACTTTAGAATCAGGCGAAGCAGTAAGAGCAACACCAACTTTAGCAGTTGGAAGTGTTATGTCTTTAATTTCACCTGATGGTGATATTCCTGCACCTGATGGTTCACACACTTTAGTAGATGGAACACAGGTAGTAGTTTTGGATGGTGTAATTTCTGAGGTAGTAGAATCAGAAATACCCGAAGCAGAATCACCTGACATGGTAGAAATGAAAAGCGACATGGGAACTTTGAAAACCGAAAACGAAAAACTTAAAATGAGCATTGTAGAAAATGCAAAAGCGGTTGAGTTAAAGTTTGCGGAATTGGAAGCTAAGATAGCAAATCATAACAAGATTAATGAATTGTTAAACGAAGCATTTGTGGCGTTATCTGAAGTGCCTGTAAGCACACCATCACAACCCGTGAAAACAGATACAGTGCAAATGTCAGCACAAGAATTAATACAAGCACAAACTGCAAAGTTTGAAAAATTGAAATTAGAAAAATTTAAAAAATAAACCAAATGGGATTAGTAGTATCAAGTTTAGTAAACTATGTAAACGAGCAATCGAGAGAATTGCTAACAGCCCTGCATTATGAAGGTAAGACAGCACCGTACTTAACCCCAATAGCAGGAGTAAAAAAGACAGATGCATTGCAATTATTTGCATTGACAGCGTATCCACAAGAAGCCACAGGATGTGATTTAGTAGCATCAGGTAGTGCAACATTCACACAGCGTGAAATCACCGTTTCTAAAATTGGATACCGTGACGAACTTTGTATGGATGCTTTGTTACCAAAGTGGACTCAAATGTTACTTGCACCGGGTGCAGCAGGAGAGGATGAAATCACAGCACAGTTAGGTGCTCAAATGAGTGATGAACTTAAAGCCTTAATCGTAGAAAATATTGAAGTAGCAACTTGGCAAGGTAACACCTCTTCAGGTGATGCAGTATTGGCAATGTTTGATGGCTTTATCAAGATAATCACAGCAGCAACAGCAATCAACGGTAACACAGGTAACGTAACAGTAGCAACAGGTATTACAACTTCAAACGTTATTGCAATTGTTAACGCAATGTGTGCAGCACGTACAGAGAAACTAAAACACGCAAGTGACCAAGTATTATTCGTTGGAACTGATGTGTTTGACCTTTACGTTCAAGCCTTAGAAACTGCAAACCTTTATCACGTTGACCAAACTAAATGGGTTAATTACGAAATGGGTGTAATTGGTAAGAATGTTACTTTGGTAGGAGTACCGGGACTAACAGGAACAAGCAAACTTTATTTAGGACAGAAGCGTAACTTCTTCAAAGGATTTGATTTGTTAGATGATTCTGATAAGGTTGAGTGGAAAATATTGGAAAGTGACAAAATGAGATATACAGCCAAATTTAAGATGGGTGTTCAGGTTGCTTATCCAAGTGAAATTGTAGAATTTATTTTAGTATAATTATGGCTTGTGCATTAACCCAAGGATTCGTAAAAGGTTGTAAAGATTCAACAGGTGGTGTTAAGGAGTTTTTCTTAGCAAACCGACCTACTGACTTTGCCGTAACAAAGAATGCAAGTGGTCAAGTAACAAGCTATACAGGAACAGTTGCGTGGTATAAATACATACCACGTAAGCAGACTTCAACTTTTGGTGAATCAATCACTACAAGTGAAGAAAATGGAACAGTATTTTTTGCCCAAACAGCCCAATTACTTTTAAGTAAAATGGAAGTTGGAAAGCAAAGAGAGATATTGTTACTTGCACAGGCTGACCTATTATTAATTGCCAAAGACCAAAATGGATTCTACTGGCTTCAAGGAGTTGACAATGGTGTCAATTTAGCACCAAGTGAAGCAACAGCAGGAAAAGCGTATGGAGATATGAACGGTTACACGCTTAACTTTGAAGCGGCTGAACCAAGTAATATGCCTACAATATACTTCCCTGCATTTAGTGGAAACATATCAGGATAATCATTAGTTAACTATCAAAGGAGGCTGTAAGTAATTACAGCCTTTTTTGTTTTATAAACAATTTTAAATATTTTACTTATTAAAGAAATGGTTATAATTAATAGAGCAGCCACAAGTATATTAGATTTGACTTTAACAGAAAATGTTACTTTAACAAATCCATATTATTTATTTGTGTTTACGAATAAGACAACCAATAAAGTTAGTACTTGTTTTTTAACTGACACAAGTGTTTACCCTGAAAGATACAACCGTTTCAATTTAACAGAACCTGCAAACGTAACTTTAATATCAGGCGATTACATTTATCAGGTTTATGAGAAGTCAGTAGTAACACAGACTATTCCAAGTGATGAGTATTTATTGGAAACAGGAATAGCACGAGTGCCAGTAATAGCATTGACAGAAACCGAATTTGAAAGCACATTGAACGTAGCACCGATAGTATATGAAACAACCGATTAAAACAGAACCAAATATTTATTCGGTTGATTTGTCCGTTTATAATAGACCATCATTTGCTGAAGGATACACCAACGGCAAACGATGGATAAGCAGAGGCATAGATAACCTATTTCCTATTTATCTTATTGACCTTTACAATCAAGGCAATACACACGGAGCAGTAGTAGACGGCAAGATAAGTTATGGAGTAGGAAGGGGATTGTTTATTAATCCTGAAAAAGCTAATATGATTGAAGTTGCTAAAGCAATGCAATTTTTAAAGCGACCTAATCCATTTGAAAGTTGGGATGCCTTAATTAAAAAGACTTGGACTAACTTTGAGATACATAACTCTTATGCCTTTGAAATATTAAGAAACCAATTTGGCAAACCTATTGAGGTTTATAACATAGACATAGACCGTATTGCAGAAGATAGAAACGACAGTTCTATATATCTTTATTCTTTAGATTGGGAAACAAGATTCTCAACACCTATAAACCGACAAACTAATTTTAATCCTAAAATATTAGAACTACCAAAGTATGACCCAAAGGTAATTCACGATAGATGTATTTTGGTGCATTACGAACCAAGACCCGGTATGAAGCATTATTCATTACCACCTTACATTAATGCCTTAGAAGCTATTGAAGAAGAAATAGAGATAGCCCAATTTCACCTTAATAATGTAAAGAACGGATTTGTAGGTGGCACGATGGTTAATTTCTTAAACGGTAATGCAACCGATGCAGAGAAAGACCAAATAGAAAAAAGATTTAATGCAAAGTTTGCCAACGGGAACGGGAGTAAAATACTTTATAATTTTGCAGACGGTAAAGACCAAGCAGCCGAAGTATTACCACTTCAACCAAACACCTTAGACAAACAATTTGAATTAAGAGCAAAAGCAGTTCCTGAAAACATAATTATAGGACATAGAGCAGTAAGTGGAATGTTATTTGGTATTAAAACCGAAGGACAATTAGGAGGTAGAACCGAGATATTAGAATCATACGAACTATTTAAAGAAACGTATGTTAAGCCACGTCAGGATACTGTTTTAGGTTCTGTAAATAAGATATTTGAAATATTTGGATTAAGTCCAATAGTAGAGGTTAAAGAACTAAAACCTTTAGCTAATATTCTACCATTAACGGAATCTACTATTGCTCAAATAGTACCTAAACAGGTTCTATTGGATTATGTTACTGAAATGTATGGATTAACTATACCTGAAGCAATACAACCCGTTAAATTAAGCGAAACAAAGCCTTTTTATTTTGAAACAGTAGGTGAAAGTGCAGACAATTATGAAGAAATAGAGTGCCATCACGTGGAATATGGAGAAGATTTAAGCCCTATTTTTAAGTATAATGAGCTTGAATTTATCAAATTAGCAGAAGAAGATGAGAAAACAACAGGCACAACAACCGGGAACATACCTAAAATAGAGCCAAAAACACCTAAATTAAGCCCTTTAGTCATCAAATATAGGTATGGATTAAGACCAGATGCACCTGCATTACAGTCAGAAAGTAGGGAATTTTGCCAAAAAATGATGAGTTTAAACAAACTCTACACAAAACAAGAGATTGAAGGAATCAAAAACGATATGGATAACTTTGATATTATCAATAATTCAAGTGCGTGGTTATATCGTGGTGGTTGGTATCGTGACCCGAATAAAGAGGTGGCAGTTCCTTTTTGTAGGCACATTTGGAATCAAGTAGTAGTAAGACAAAAGTAATGGCAGTAGTATATTTATTAAGTGCAGCAGATTTTAAGACTTATACACCCGTTCACGGTAACGTGGATGATAAGTTTATCCAACAAAGTATCTTAGCTTGTCAGGATATGTATGTCGTTGAAATAATAGGAACAGACCTTTACAACAAGTTAATTACTGATTGCCCAAACGTAACTGGTAACTATAAGATTTTACTTCAGGATTATTTGCATAAAGGAATGAGATATTGGATTATGGCTGAAATTGGAAGCATCCTATCAAGGAGGTTTACCAACATTGGATTTCAAGAAAAGTACAGCGAAAATTCAAGCAATGTAGATAGAGAAAATCTGTTAAGTGATTATGGCAATATGATGAACAAAGCTGAATACTTTGCAGACAGAACAAGAAAGTATCTTTGTGCAAATGAAACTTTATTCCCTGAATATTTAACATCTGGAACAAAAGATGATGACATCCTTCCTAAAAAGGATTTGTTTAAAAGTTCAATTTATTTAGGAGGCATTAGACATAAATATTCAAACTTTGAAAGAATAGATGATGACGATGACTGTTGTTCGTAAACAAAGAGAAATAAATAAAGGTAGAGGTAATAGTAAGAATAAAGAAAATCTTGCCAAATTAGAAGCATATATAAAACTAAATGACATTAAATCAGATTTTCAAGATAATAGAAGGGTTAGCAAATAGCCACAGTAATATTAATACTGTAATATTTGGTGCTAATTCGGAAATTGACAACTCTGATGTTGATGGGATTTTAATGTGGTATGACGTAAGTCAGGGAAACACAGATGGAACACAATTAAATTATAGTTTTGAGTTAGCGTTTTTAGACGTTCTTAATCCTGATTTAAGCAACTTAAAAGATATAATGAGTGATACACTTCAAGTTGCTCAAGATATATCAGCAGCGATATATAATTACGATGGTGAAATTGAATTTGACTTACCAAAAAAGAGTTCAATACAACCGGTAGAGCATAAATATTTATCGGATTACGCAGGACATACTTTATCTTTTACAATAAATACACCTTATGAGTGGAATGAATGTTGGGTTCCTGAAAGAACAACACCAACACCAACACCACAACCTTTGTTTACTGTTTATGACAATAATTTAGTATTTGTTGGAACGGTAGCAGGAGATGACTTACAAGTAATAGCAAAAGACACCAACCTTAATATAATAAATGCAACATACACTTTAGTAGGTAATGTGCTAACTTTGTCAAATATTCCAACAGGGTTAGTAGACTATATACTTACACAAGATGGAGGATTCTTATTGCAGCAGGATAGTAGCAAATTAGTAATAAATTAAAAATAATGGCAGATAAAAAAATAACCGAATTAAGTGCAATAGTAACCATCGCAAATGATGATGTATTTCCTATTGTGGATATAAGTGATAACACCACTAAAAAAATAGATATTACACAGATTAAGGCACAAAGCCCAGTTCAATCCGTTAACTCTAATATTGGTGTGGTTGTATTAACTAAAACCGACATTGGACTTAGTAACGTAGATAATACTTCGGATGCTAACAAGCCTGTTTCTACTGCTCAACAAACGGCATTAGATGGAAAGGTTGATGAAAATGCTGCCATCACCGGTGCTACCAAAACTAAAATTACTTATGATGCAAAAGGACTTGTTACCGTAGGTGCAGATGCTACTACGGCAGACATTGCTGATAGCATCAATAAACGATATGTTACAGATGCCCAAGCTACGGTAATCGGAAATACAAGTGGTACGAACACGGGAGATAATGCAACCAACTCGCAGTATAGCGGATTGGCTGCATCAAAACAAGATGCCTTAACTTTAACCACAACGGGTACTTCGGGAGCAGCAACTTTGATTGGTGCAACTTTAAATATTCCTCAATATT